GAAACCGAACGCGGGAAAGTGATGGCAGACAAGGCTGTGCCGTGGTTCATCAGCCTGTGCAACCATCTGGCAGACACGCTCCACGCCATCGGTGATGCTTTCGACATCACCAGCCGGGATGAATAGGCTGAACGAAACCCTCCGAGCGATCAAAGCCAACGCCGGGAGCCTGACCCGCCAGCAGATCAAAACTCTGCGGGGTCAAGCCCTCGCGGGGGACATCGACGGAGCGATCAAAGGACTGGAACGCATACTGGGACGGAAGGAGTAAACAATGCCGAGCACAAGACCCATCAAACTGGATGACTGGGGGATTTCTTGGGAAGAATACAAGGAGCTGACCTACTTCTGCTTGCAGTACGACGCAAAGAAGCGGGATGCGGCGGCCCTGCTGACACTTCGGTTGTCCACGCCTGTCCCTACGATCTACCACAGGGGCGGGAAGGAGTACGGAACCTTCCTGCCCCACGGCATCGGTCATGTGGGCGACCCTGTGGCAGCTACGGCGGCGAAGCGGGATAAGCTGCTGAACGATATACGCATGATCGAACAGGCCGCGAGAGGGGCTTCTGACGCTGCGAGAGACTTATATCAGTGGACGATCGACCCGCGCTACATCATCCGTGCCGTGACGCAGAGAAGCGGGGTACAGGCGATGTACGCCAACCCGGACACCCGACCACCGATGGGAGAACGGCAGTTCTACGTTGTGCGCCGGATATTCTACTGGATTCTCCACGAAATGAAAAGCGGAGACATGGAGCCGATAGCATGAACATAGCAATTCACGATAGCGATGATACGGGCTTTCCGAACCTTGCGCTGATGAAGCTGTCGGCGTGGCATAAGGCACAGGGCGATTCCGTCGAATGGTGGAATCCCCTCTTGCCATATGACCGTGTTTATTCAAGCAAAGTGTTCACATTCACCAAGGAGTGTCCATACTTGCCGCCGGACGCGATCAAGGGCGGCACCGGGTACGGAATCATGGATGAATTGCCGCCGGAGATAGATGCGATGTTCCCAGATTATAGCATTTACCCAAATTGCAACCATGCAATTGGTTTTTTGACCCGTGGGTGCATACGGAAATGCCCGTGGTGCATCGTGCCAAAGAAGGAAGGACTGATCCAGCCCTATCGGACGTGGCGTGAGATCAAGCGGCCTGACAGCCGGGACATTGTGTTCATGGACAATAATGTGCTATCCTGCGAGTGGGGGTTGGAGCAGATCGCGGACATGATCGGGCAGGACGTGCGGGTGGACTTCAACCAGGGGTTGGACGCACGGCTCATTGACGATGAGGTGGCGGGGCTGCTGGCAAGGCTCAAATGGATAAGGTTCATTCGTATGAGTGCGGATACGGACGCAATGCTGGACGTGGTGCTGAAAGCCATCGACAGATTACAAGCCCATGGGGTAAAGCCGTACAGAGTATTCGTATACGTGCTGGTTCAAGACATAGAATCGGCAGAACGGCGGGTGATTCGATTGCGAGAGATCGGGGCTAACCCGTTTGCACAGCCATACAGGGATTTTACAACCAATGCAGAGCCGCCTCTTGAACAGCGGCAGCTTGCCAGATGGGTAAACGATAAAGCAATATTTAAGACTGTTCCCACATTTGCAGAATACAAAGGGAGAAAGTAGGTCAACACAATGCAGTAAAAATGTGCTATCCTTCTACCATGCGGACGGTAGATGAATAGTCCCGTCCACAGGTTGTGCTACCCGGTCACTGCCGCGAGTGATCGGGAGCGGGATAAATAAAGAGCGTGGGGCTTCGGACTTTCACCCACGCCGCCTCCTTTCACGTTGGTGGGGACGGAACTGGCAATGGAAAACCACGCGAAGCCGGGGCGCGTAATCCCCGGATTCATGCAGCTTTGGGTGAGTTGGTGAAACCAACGGATTGCTAATCCGTTGTCCTACGGGACATGAAGGTTCGAATCCTTCAAGCTGCGCCAATGCGCCATAATAAAATGCCATACAAGCCACGCGGTATGGTAGGGCGCGAAGCCGGGGAAACCCGGCAATATGCAGAGTTGGTCGAGCGGCTTATGACGGCGGTCTTGAAAACCGTTGGTGGAAACACACGTGGGTTCAAATCCTACACTCTGCGCCATGAACCGGATGGGGCAGCCATTTGGGTTCACTCCTTTCAAGGCTATAAGCCGAACCGCATCTGTCCCCGTTGGCTTACAGGATTCACAACGGCGATGGATGGGTGCCCACCTCTCGAAGCGTTCCACGCCAGAGCAAAGGTGGGCTACATCGCGGGATAGAGCAGTGGTAGCTCGTCTGGCTCATAACCAGGAGGCCGTGGGTTCAAGTCCCACTCCCGCCACCAGATGCCGGGTAGCGCCCGGATGATGTGAGAGTAAGCAGAACGCCTCACAGAGAATGACAATGCCCCGGGGAATTGCAAGGGATAGCCCCGGGGAACTGCATATGCCAGTGTGGCCCAGTTGGCTGGGAGAACGCCTTGTAAGCGTTTACACGTCAGTTCGAGTCTGACCGCTGGCTCCAGGGTGGCGCGATGCCAAATGGCAACGTAAGCCAGTACCCACTTGGTTCCCCGGTTTCTTCCGAATGAAAAGCCGGGATGCTCCGAAACCGGGCCAAGGCCAAGTCCGGCTGTGATGTAGGGGCGACACGGCGGTTAATGGCGTACAGCGATACGCCAACCGCCTATTTTGTTGTCAGACGCGCAGAAACGGCCCGTAGAGCCGTTTTATTTGTTTGCGCGATAACTTATAAGCGTGAAGCGAAACACGCTATAATGCCGCTTTACGGCGGTTTGGCATAGGAGGCCACGATGAAGAACTATGTTGACAACAACCGGCCACCTGCCGGGGAGGAAGAACGGATTGTCTATATCAGTCCAAAAAAGCTGATACCCTATGAGAATAATCCCCGCATGAATGATGGGGGGGTGCAGCCGGTCATTGAATCCATCAAGGCATATGGATTCAAGGTTCCGATTGTCGTTGACCGTAACAATGTCGTCGTGTGCGGCCATACGCGGCTCAAGGCGGCGTTGCAGATGGGGCTTGATAAAGTCCCTTGCATCGTTGCGGACGACCTCACAGACGAACAGGTGCGGGCTTTCCGTATCGCTGACAACAAGGTCTCGGATTTCAGCATATGGGACAATAAGCTGCTGCTGGAAGAATTGGATGCGATAGACGTTGATCTGTTTACCGGCTTCGACTTCGGGGATCTGGATGGGCTGGATGTGCTCAATGAAAAGGACAACTCGGCGGTGGAGGACAATGAGGATGGCGTGACATATGAGGTAGTATGCCGATCTATGAGCCGGGAGCGCGTCGAGAAGATTCAGAAGCTATGGGAAGAAATGGGTGGCGATGATGTCTGACCGTATTCTCATAGTAGAAATCAGCGGGAAACGTCCTGGGACGGCGAAACAGCGGCCTACAGAGCGTTTGGAGACAGAGCATGATATGGTCATCATATCCAACAACAGCGAGGGATATGTGACTGATTTGCCGATTATCAACGTGCCGGATGATTACCGCGAATGGTACTGTGCGAACATCAAGAACAGCGATAATGCGTGGTACGCTCCGATGAACCGCAGCTATGCGATAAAGTGGGCGCGGGAAAATGGATATAGGTATCTTGTCCAGTTGGATGACAATATAGACAAGCTGGAAATTGCATACATGGACAAGCAAGACGATGTGACGATGCGTTATCGTATCATCGCAAAACCAGGTATGCTTGATGACTATATCAAGATGTTTGTGACTGTGCTGGAAAATACAAACGCTGCTATGGTTGGCTGTCAACTTTCGGGCACGTCTATACCGGAAAAGAAGTTTCTGCGTGAGCGATATGTGTACAGTATTTTCGCTCTGGACCTTGAATCATGCCCTGATGTGTTCCATGGCGATTTCGAAGACGATATTGAATATCGCTTGAAATGCGCACAGATGGGTTTGCCGGTGCTGCAGATTATACCACTTCGATATGGTAAGACGGGGCAAGCACACAATAAGGACCTTTCAGGCTGCCGCGCTGAATACCTCAAAGCTGGGTTGAAGCGTGGTGAGCATATGGTGAAGCTGTACGGCGATATATACGAGTGCAGGATGACCCATAAGAGGGCATTCACAACTTCCGGGGTAGATAATGAAGCGATCAACTTCAGGCATTATCTGAAACCTGTAAAGGTTGGTACTGTCGTATACAACATGGAGCCGATAATGCGTACGTTCCGGGAAATACTTGCAAAGTACGCCGAGCATAAGCCTGACAAGAGCATATTCAAGACAAAAAAACGCCGAAAGGCAAAAATATAGGAGTGATTCACGATTGCGCGAAATAACACAAAGCCCGACTGGAACGCGATAAAGGCTGAGTACATCGGCGGCGGCATAAGCCAAAGGGCACTGGCAAAGAAGCATGGTGTTTCGGCTGGCGTATTGATGAACAAGGCTAATGCCGAAGGGTGGAAACAGCAGAGGGATGAGGCCGAAAGCAGGGCGTTAGCAAAGAGTGTGCAAAAGAAAGCAGATGCTACTGCCAACAATGCCGTCAAGGCTGAGCGCATCCGGGCAAAGCTGCTGAACATCCTTGAACGCGAGGTAGATGCCTTGCCGGACAGCATCGGCACGGAGCTGTACAAGAATACATCCAATATGGCCTATGAGGGTGAAAAGGGCGGGCGCATGACCAAGCGCAATGACGGCGGCAAGAAGTACAAGCTGACTGATCTGACACGGGCATACCGGGATTTGGTGGATGACCGCCAGATTGATGTGAACATCGTCACCGCCAACCATGCCGCGCTTGATGAAGCGTTTGAAGCAATGAAGGGTGAAGCGCAATGACGGCACAGGAAAAGGCGCGTTGGTTTATCGCCCATCCTGCCGCGCTGGGCCGCGCGCTGGGCTATACGGACTTCCGGGACGACCTCCACGGCGGCTGGATAAAGCGCATGGTGACCTCCGAGGACGACATGACGCTGCAAGCCCACCGTGGGTCATACAAGACGACCTGTCTTTGTGTGGCAATAGCATTACTGATGCTCTGGCACCCTGACCAGAACATCATTTTTTTGCGCAAGACGGACGGCGACGTTGCGGAGGTCATCAAGACGGTCACCCGCATCCTGTCCACGGACATCATGCGCGACATCTACCATGCCCTGACCGGCGGAGAGCTTGCGATTGCCCGCGATACGTCCAGCGAGATCACGCTGAACATCTACGCCGCGCCGCGCGGTGCCGCCCAGCTACAGGGCATCGGCATCGGCGGCAGCATCACGGGCAAGCACGCGGACATCATCATCACGGACGACATCGTAAACCTCAAAGACCGCGTGAGCCACGCCGAGCGCGAGCGCACGAAAGCGGTCTACATGGAGCTGCAAAACATCTGCAATCCCGGCGGGCGATTCATTAACACTGGCACGCCGTGGCATAAAGAGGATGCTTTTGAGCTTATGCCGGAGCCGGAGATGTGGGACTGTTACCATACCGGCATGCTGGATGAAGGGCAGCTTGACGATTTGCGACAGTCCATGTCGCCGTCGCTGTTCGCCGCCAACTACGAACTGCGCCACATCGCAAGCGAAAACGCGCTGTTCACGACAGCGCCAAGGTTCACAGACGATGAAGCACTCCTTCGGGACGGCGTAGCACACGTTGACGCAGCCTACGGCGGCGAGGACAGCACGGCGTTCACCTGCGGCAGACGCAGGGGCGACACGCTGTATCTGTACGGGCGCAAGTGGCACGGGCACGTTGACACGGTGCTGGATGTGATTATCAGCGAATGTCGCCGGCTGCAATGCGGGCCGATCATGTGCGAGAGCAACGCGGACAAGAATTTCCTTGCCAAGGAGATTCAGCGTTCCGGCTACCGGGCGCGGACATACACTGAGAGCGAAAACAAGTACATGAAGATCAGCACCTACCTTCGCAAATGGTGGGGCAATATCGTGTGGCTTGAAGGGACTGACCGTGACTACATAGCGGAGATCATGGACTACACCGAGGACGCTGAGCACGACGACGCGCCGGACAGCGCGGCAGTTATGTGCAGGTACTATGACAGACGGAACAGCACTGGGTATATATCTCCGTTCGCTGTATAAGGGGTGATACCGTTGAAAACTTTTCAGGATTTCCAGGCTGCCGTTGAAAAGGGCAAGCTGCTGACGTTTCTGCGGGACGCGATACAGGAGCACCGCAACAGCGACGCCTATAAGATCGCGGTGGACGCGGACGAATACGACGCCCAGCGCAATGTGACCATCAACAGCGTTGTAAAGCGCTTGTACAGCATCAGCCAGCAGATCGACGAGAAGGCGGGCAAGGAGACGATGGGCGTTGGTCAGACCACGGACACCACGGCCAGCAACCATCATATCGCCAGCAACTTCTTTCACCGGCTGAACACGGACAGGTGTTCGTACAGCCTTGGCAACGGCATCACCATTGACACGGAGGGCGCGAAGGAAGCGCTGGGGGACAAGTTCGACACCGACCTTTACACTGCCGGAAAGTACGCGCTGCGCCACGGCATGAGCTTCGGGTTCTGGAATGTTGATCGGCTGCACGTGTTCAAGCTGACGGAGTTCGTGCCGCTGTGGGACGAGACGGACAACACCCTGCGGGCGGGCATCCGGTATTGGAGCATCGACTGGAAACAGAAGCCGGTTTACGCGGTGCTGTACGAAGAGGACGGCTACACCAAATACCAGAGCAAGGGCGGCAAAAGCGGCCTGACGCTGGAAGAGATGCAGCCCAAACAGCCGTACAAGTACAAGGTGGAAAGCACCAACGCGGGCGGCGATGAGGTCATCGGTGAGGAAAACTACGGCGCGTTGCCTATCGTGCCGCTTTACGCGAACGAGCAGCATCAAAGCACGCTTGTTGGTATGCGGCCCAACATCGACGCATACGACCTGATTAAAAGCGGCTACGCTAACGATGAGGCCGACTGTGCGCAGATATATTGGCTGATGGAGAACGCGGGCGGCATGACCGACGATGACGTGCAGCACTTCATGGACAGGCTGCGGTTGAGCCATGCGGCGGTTGCGGACACGGACAACAGCAGAGTAACGCCGTACACGCAGGAGCCGCCGTATCAGTCCCGCGAGGCGTTCCTGACGCGCATCGAGTATGACATTTACCGCGATTTCGGGGCGATGAACCCCAAGGACGTCGCGGCGGGTAACATAACAGCGACGCAGATCAAGGCCGCATATCAGGCGCAGGACGAGGAAGCGGACCACTTCGAGTATTATGTGATCGAGTTCGTGCAGCAAATTCTCGCGCTGCAAGGGCTGGAAGGAACGCCGCAATTTGACCGCAACCGCGTTGCCAACGAGCTTGAAGAGGTCAATATGGTGGTGGCTGAATCTGAATGGCTGGACGATGAAACCATTCTTGACCTGCTACCCAACGTCACGACGGACATGAAGGACGCGATTATGAAGCGAAAAGATGCGCAGGACGCCGAACGGTTCAACGACGACGGCGAGCTTGAAGCGCGGGTCAAGGCCATAGTCGAGGACATTCTCAAAGGCCAGCAGACCGGCGCGGTGGAGCAGGACAATAACGGCGGCTACAGGTACGTCGAATAACGGGGGCTGGCGTTAAAGACAAATATCCCGGCAGCAGAGGATGGTTGGATAGGGTAAAGCTGAATCACCGGATGCGAAACGGTGCAATGTGCCTCATATACGAAGTTCGTTACTTCCTGTCGGGTACCAATGATTCTCTAAGCAAAAAAACGTCGAATAACGGAGGGCCAAGATGAATGACTACGGCACGCGCCAGACTGACCTCGCTGTCAGACGCGCAGAATGGCGCTTGTCGCGGGTTTACCGTCAAGCCCAACGTGACATCGACGAAAAGCTGAAAGACTGGCAGAAGCGCCACGAGGAGCGCGAGAAGCGGTACAGGCAGCAGCTTGCGGACGGAAAGATCACGCAGGCAGACTTCGACGCTTGGATGCGCGGCCAGGTGTTTCAGGACAGGCAATGGCAGGCGCGAAAAGCGGAGATTGACCGCATACTGCTCAACGCTGATCGCGAGGCCCAGCGCATCGTCAACGAGGGCAAGATTGGCTGCTTCGCCGACGGTGCGAACCGCACCATGTACGAGGTCGAGCAGGTGACAGGCATCGACACGGGCTTCATGCCATACGACGAAGATACCGTTGTGCGGCTGATAAAGTCTGACCCTCAAATCCTTCCAAAGGCCGCGCCGGGGGTAGTGAAGGACAAGGCATACACGTACTATAACAAGTTGATGAACAGCGCCATTACGCAGGGCATAGTTCAGGGCGAGACCATACCACAGATCGCCAAGCGCATCGTGGATGTGACCGGCGAACGCAGCTATAGCAGCGCTGTGAGGAACGCCAGAACAGCCTATACGGGGGCGCAAAACGCCGGGACGCTTGATTCAATGCGGCGGGCGCAAAATATGGGCATAAGAATCAAGAAAAAATGGCTCGCCATACTTGACAGCCGAACCCGTGACAGCCATGCCGACCTTGATGGGCAGGAACAGGAGATAGACGACCCGTTCATTAGCCGGTTGGGAAAAATAATGTATCCCGGTGACCCGACAGCCGAACCCGGTGACGTGTATAACTGCCGCTGTGATATGGTTAGGATTTTCCCGGATTATCCGTCGTCAATGCAGCGGCGGGACGCTGAAACCGGCGAGATCGTTGGGGATGTGACATACCGCGAATGGGAGAGGATGAAACGTGGCGAGCGTTGAAATTACCGACAACAGTGCAGAAGTGCTTTCCGCGCTGGAACAGGCCAAGGCCCGTGCCCTTGAAATCATCGGGGGCAAGATTGAAGATTATGCCAAGGCTCTTGTCGCCCCACTCGGGCCTAAAGGGAACCCTATGCGCACGCAAATTACCGCGCAGCTGAAGCAGAGTATTGACCATAAGGTTAATGGCGACACCGTCACGGTTGGCTCAAATTTGGACTTTGCAAGTTATGTTGAACTCGGCACTGGCAACAAATACGAGCCAAGCGCAGATTGGATTCAGACCACGGTCAAGAAAGGAAAAAACAGCGGCCTTGCCAAATGGTTTTTTTACGACGAAGAGAAAGGCCGGGTAAGAATCGGCTTGCCGATGTCACCAACGCCGTTTTTGCGTCCAGCAATCGAGAACCACATCGACGAATACAAGAACGTCATAGAAAACGAGCTGAAAAACGCATGATAAATCCAGCACCCGCTTCGGCCGGTGCTGTTTTTATACCGCCGAGGATTTCTCGGCAGTTCATACATCATCTTAGGGTAGCACCCGTTAACAGCGAGAAAGGATGAATAACATGGCAATTGACTTTGAAGCACTCATTACAAAGCATGCGGGCGAGGACGGCAATATCCCCGCCGCAAACGTCGGCAAGATCGTCAGCGCTATATCCAGCGCCGTGGGCCGTGAGTTCGTGGCGAAGGAGCGCTACAACGCAAAACTGGACGAAATCACCCAGCTTGAACAGGACAAGGCCGCCGCCGAGGACAGCGCGACCAAGGCGGGCAGTTGGGAGAAGAAGTATCAAACGCTCAAAGAGCAGTTTGACACCTTCAAGACCGACACCGAGGCCAAGGCCAAGCTCAACGACGTGAAGGCCGCATACCGCAAGCTGCTGACGGACGAGGGCATTGCCGCTAAGTACATCGACACCGTCATCCGGGCTACGTCCTTCGACGGCATGAAGCTGGACGCGGAGGGCAAGCTGGAAAAGGTGGACGATCTCAAAACCGCCATAGGCAAGGATTGGGCTGACTTCAAGGCCAGTACCAAGACAAAGGGCGCGGACGTGGAGAACCCGCCCAAGGACAATCCCGGCAACGGCGCAAACCCCCGCGCTGCCGAGATCGCAAAGGCGCGGTATCAGCGCCTTTATGGCAAGGCTCCGGCCAACGACGGGGCCAACAACGAATAGAGAGGTGAAAAAGCATGAGCTTCATTCATTCCCCCGCCTATCAGGGCAAGGGCTTCAATGCGGGCTACTTCCTCGTTGACGACGAGAACTGCACCCGCGTTACTACTGAAATTTCTGCTTCCCATGCCGCCGTGATCACCCGCGCAGACGGCAGTAAGTACGTGCCCGCCGGGGCGATCATCCCCAGCAACGACGGCAACGCCGTGGGCATCCTGTACGAAGATACCGACGTGACGCTGGGCAACATGCCCGGTTCCATCGTGACCGCTGGCGTGGTGTACGGTGACCGGCTGCCCGTTACGGCTGAGAGCAGCGCCAAGTCTGCGCTGGCCGGTATCATCTTCGATACCTACGAGCCGACCATCGAGCGCCCCAACTTCAACGTTAATATGCTGGCGGCGCTGACGGTTCAGTCTGCGGCTGGCACCGCCTCCGGCGATACCAAGATCACTGTGAGCGGCTATACCAAGGGCAGCACCGACCTGTACAAGTACAAGGTGGCCGACGCCGCGCAGACCGTTCACGCTGGTGACAACCTGTCCACGTGGACGACCTGGGACGGTTCCGCTGACATTACCGCGACCACCGGCAAGAAGATCACCGTTGCTGTGACCGACGCCAATGGCTACGCGCTGGCTGCCGGTTCCGCGACTGTGACCGCAAAGGCATAAGAAACGAGGTGAAATACAATGGCTGATCTGTTCCGAGATAATGTGCTGGGCTTCATTCCCCAGCTTGACTGGCTGAGCGTCGGCTTCGACGTGCAGCGCCCCGGCGACCCCATCGACGGCCTGTTCGGCGACGAAAAGACTGACAACCTTGTGGCCTACTGGCAAAGCATCGCCAACGAGTACAATCTGCCCGTGATGGCGCAGTTCCACGGCTTCGACGTTGAGGCGCAGAAGACCTTCCGTGTGCCCGTCGATACCCACAACATCGAGAAGGGCCTGATCAAGGTCAAGCTCAACCAGAGCGAGCGCCTGCGCGAGCTGATGCGCAGCGGCGTACAGGGCGAAAAGGCCATCTATGATTACGTCATGGACGACGGTCTGCGGCTGGCCGATCAGGTGGTCACCCGCACCAAGGTTGCCAAAAACGAGCTGATGGCTACCGGCAAGGTGACCATCAAGGAGAACGACCTTGACCTGACCGTGGATTACGGCGTTCCTGCCGACAACCTGAACCGCGAGCTGGACTTCGGCGCGGGCGCTGCGTACAGCATCCCCGACCAGCTGCAGATGCTGGTGGACGAAACCACCGCCAAGGGCATCAACCTGACCGGTATGCTGCTGCCCCGCGCTATCCTGACCAAGCTGCGCCAGAACGCCGCCATCCAGAAGGCCGTCAACGGCGTCAACATGGTGGGCCAGCTCGTGCGCAACAGCGACCTGCGGGCGTATATGAACGAGGAATACGGCATCGCCAACATCATCACCAACGACCTGACCTACAACGTGCCCGGCGCGATGAACGCCAGCACCAAGATTCCCACGCTGACCGCGCAGCGGTACTTCCCCGCCAATAAGGTGAGCTTCTTCGCCACCAACAATGCGGGCCGCGTGGGTGCCGGTCTGTGGGGCGACCCGCCCGAGGTCGATGCTGCGCGTGCTTTCGACGGCGGCGTGAGCGCTTCCGGCGCATCCCCGTATGTGTATATCAGCCAGTGGGGCGAGAAAGACCCCGCCGTGCTGTGGACGAAGGCCAGTGCTCTGTTCATGCCCGTGCTGTACAATCCCAATGGCCTGTATGTCGCCAGCGTCATTGAGACCCCCAAGAGCGCGTGAGCTATATCGTGATAGAGCGGTTCGCTGACCTGCAGGACGACAACCGCATCTACGAGGCGGGGGACACGTACCCCCGCCCCGGCCTTGACGTTTCCCCGGAACGGCTTGCTGAACTTGCGGGCAGCGACAACCGCATGGGCGAGCCGCTGATCGTGGGCGTGGACGCGCCCTGCGACAAGTGCGCCGTAGAAGCGCCGGAAACGCCCGTAGAGCCGGGGAACAGTGAACCCAGGGAAACACCCACCGAACCGCCCAAATCAGCCCAGAGGGGCCGCAGGAGCCGCAAGAAGGAGTGATAGACATGATCGAGCAGATATGCGCGTTCATTCACAATTTCTTTGTGGCAAAGACCTACACTGGGACGTTCACCATTTCCGGCGGTGCGCTTACCGTGGATGGACTGGTCGTGGGCCAGTACATCTACATCAAGGGCAGCCGCTTCAACGATGGTGTATGCCAGTACGGTGTGGACGAGCTGACAGATGAAACCTTCGAGGGCGAGGTCTGGGATATGCGACCGCCTAGGGCATTTGTCCAGCTGGCGGGTGAGATCGAGAACTGGGTCACCAAGTATGGCGACACGGTCTCAGGGCCGTACCAGTCGGAGAGTTTCGGCGGGTACACCTACAGCCTTAAAACTGGCACCAACGCCAGCGGAGGGCAGGACAGCAACGCCGGAAGCTGGCAAGGTGTGTTCAGATCACAGCTGAACCAATGGAGGAAACTGGCATGAGCCTGATCGATACGATGAAGACCAAGTGCACGATGATCGACAAGCGCACGGTTCCCGATGGCCAGGGGGGCACAACACCAACCTGGGTGGACGGGGCTGAGTTTGACGCAGCGATCGTCAAGGATTCCTCCATGCAAGCCCGGACGGCAGAAAAGCTGGGCGTGACTGAGGTTTATACCGTCACCACGGGAAAGAATGTCCAGCTGGACTACCATGATGTGTTCCGGCGCGAATCCGACGGCGCGATCTTCCGGGTGACCTCCAACATCACGGACAGTAAAACGCCCAGGGTGGCGTCCTTCCAGTTTGGACAGGTAACCGCAGAGAAGTGGGTGTTGCCGACATGACAAACACAGCCAAGGCGCTATACCAGTTTTTCTCGGGGTTCGGCATTCCCGCCTACGTGGAATACAGCATCCCCGACAATGCACCACTGCCGTACATCACCTATCAGCTTATTGAGCCGGACTGGGACGATGGCGGCACTTTTTATGCCCGTGTGTGGTATCGCAGTACCAGCTTCGTAGAAATCAATGCCAAGGTAGATGAGATACGGGCAGCGGTGGGTGAATGCATCAGTATACCCACGCAGGGCGGTGCGGTCTACTTGAGCAAGGGTTCCCCGTGGGCGCAGCATATGCCAATGGAGGGCGATGATACGCTGAAGGTGATATACCTCAACTTCAATATCATGGCTCATGTAGCTGACATAGTGGAGCCAGACCCGCCTGTGCCAGAACCAATACCACCTACACCAGACCCAAGCAACCCGGAGACATTGTATCCCGGCCAGACGGTAGATGCGGATGGCTGGATCGTCAACAGCAACGGTCGCGAGAGTGTATACGCGCTGATATACGAGGACGACCCACAGTACCAAGGACAGAAATTCGAGCTAAAGGCGAAGGTAAACGACCATATCGAGTATATGTTCGTGTTATTCATCCCGTATCCTGGGCCACTGCCGATACCTTCCGTGTATCCGATCACGCGAGGCCCAGGCACTTATGTCGACGGCATGACAAATGTCGTTATCAACTTTACGGTACCTGATAACGCGACCGGCTGCGAGATCAGCACGGCATACGGAGGGTATGGCATAAAAGACATTGTGCTGACCAGAGTACAAAACTAAAAGCAATAAGAGGTGAGAAGCAATGAGCGAGTTTACCCAGGTACGAGCAACCGCGTTTGAGGAAATCCAGATGAACGCGGGTATCGTGCTGGATGACTTCAATCCCGCGACTGGCGTCAAGGGAAACATCATCGGCGTCACCAGTGGCGGCCTGTCCTTCAACTCCAACCCGGAGTATGAGGATTTCGGCGAGGACATGGACAACGTCCCCGCCAATACATGGCAGCTGAAGCGTGTGCGCTCCTATGACCCGGCGCTGAGCGGCAACTGGGTCACCATCACGGCAGCGGAGGCCAAGCGCATGAACGGCGCTGGTACGCTGTCCGGCAACAAGATCACCCCCAGCCATGAGTTGACGGAAGCCGACTTCGATGATATCTGGGTTGTGGGCGACTACAGCGACAAGAATAGTGGTGCCGCCACGGCTGGCTTTGTGGCGATTCACATTATGAATGCGCTGAACACTGGCGGTATGCAGTGGCAGACCACCAAGGACGGCAAGGGCCAGTTCGCGTTCGACTATCATGGCCATTACGACATGACGGACATCGACACCGTACCCTACGAGATTTACGTCAAGGCTGGCACTACACCCACGCCCTGACGCATGACAAGCGGCTTGTAACGCGGGAAAGTATCTGGCATAGGTTTATACCAAGTCAGTGCGAAAACGCGCTACAGGCCGCATTTTGACGATTATAGGAGGTTCTGCATGAAAACACTGGCAACTTGTAGTGACGTTGAGTTCCTGCGACAGACCAACCGCATCCGCAAGTACGCGGAAAAGTGGCTGAAGGATACTGGCATCTTCGACATTCGCACCCGCAAGCTGGCAGACCCGCCAGAGGACATGAGCGAGGATGAAAAGAAACATTGGTATCGCGCCAAGGCCAAGGAACGGCTCAACGATATGCTGGACGCGGCGCTGGACACCCACGCGGAGCAGACGGTCGGGATGCTTCGGCTGCTTTGCTTCATGGAACCCGATGACAGCGAGGGCGTGAAAATGCCGCAGATTTTGGGCGCAGCCGCCCAGATGATGAACGATGGAAACGTTCTCGATTTTTTTACTTCATTGGGGCGTTTGGGGCTGATGAATACGGAAACGCCCTGAGAAGCATCAGGTTAGACTTGCTGGCCGCACTGGGCCGGGATTACATCATCCAGCACGTACACGGCTATATGGCTGATAAAATGGACGAACGGCGCTATCGCGCATACGTGACGGACGCGATGATGGCGATAGCGGAAAATACGGCGCGGTTCAATGGCGGGTCGCAGATGAGCGGTCGTTGGGTCGACCAATACAAGCCCGTTGACAATCGCAGCGCGGAAGAAATTATCCAGGACATTGTGACAAATGCCGGGTTGAAATAAGGTGGTGAACTCATGGATTTATTCGTACTGAAAGCAACGCTGGGGCTTGATACGAGCGAGTACGATGAGGGACTGGACAGGGCCGGGAAAAAGGCCAGCGTATTCGGTGACGTACTCAAGGCCAACCTTGTAAGCAAGGGCATCGAGGTCGCGGTCAAGGGCATGGCGAAGCTGGGCAAGGCGACCGTGGACATGGTGTCCCAGTCCGTGAACGCCTACGCGGATTATGAGCAGCTAGTCGGTGGCGTTGAAACCCTTTTCAAGGGCGCAGCGGACAAGGTGAAGCAGTACGCCCAGGACGCCTACATCAACGCGGGTCTTTCTGCGAATGAGTACATGGAAACCGTTACCTCCTTCTCCGCATCGCTCATTCAGTCTTTGGGCGGGAATACGTCAAAGGCTGCTGAAATGGCGAACATGGCGATCGAGGATATGTCGGACAACGCCAATAAAATGGGCAGCGACATGGCGTCTATCCAAGTCGCATACGCAGGATTCGCCAAGCAGAACTACACGATGCTGGACAACTTGAAGCTGGGCTATGGCGGCACCAAGTCCGAGATGGACAGGCTCATCAAGGATGCCATGAAGCTGGATAAGACTTTCAAGGTCGCCACCAAAACTACAGGCAAGGGCAAAAAAGCCAACCAAGAACTCGCTTACAGCTACGCTGACATTGTACAGGCAATCCATATCGTGCAGACGGAGATGGGGATAACCGGAACCACAGCAAAAGAAGCCGAGAAAACCATCTCCGGCTCTCTGAACATGATGAAGGCCGCATGGCAGAACCTTCTGACGGGTCTCGGCGAGGGCAGCGACGAAAAAGTCGATATGCTGGTTGAGCAGCTTATATACAGCGCGGAAAAGGTGCTGGACAATATGCTGCCAGTCATTGAGAAAGTTCTCTATGGCATTGCGACGATGATCGAGGGCCTCGCGCCCGTCATCGCAGATAAGCTCCCCGCATTTATGGAACGCATTCTGCCGCCACTGACAAAGGCAACAGCAACCCTCGTAAAAGCGTTCACCAAGGCGCTGATTCAGAATATGCCTGTAATCATTCAGTGCGCAAAAGACATTCTCAAAGAAGTATTCAAGGCGATTCAAGAGGAAGCCCCTGGACTTCTGCCGATCATTCTTGGTATCGGTGGCGTAAAGGCGGTGGGGGTTGGCGCAAAGGCCGCATCGGGAATAAAAGACCTCCTCGTATCACTGGGCGTAATTAAAGGTGCCACTACCGCAGCTGGTAGTGCCGCCGCAACGGCTGGCGGTCAAATGGCTGGTGCTGCAGCTGGCGCTGGCACGTTGACAACCGCTCTTGGAGCCACTGCCGCTGCCGCTACTGGCGTTGTGGCTGGCGCTGCAATCGTTGGAGTTGCCTACGAAAAGACGAACAAGGAAATCACTGAAAATGCGAAAGAACAAGAGCAAATACGGCAAAAGGAAATTGCTGCCTCCTTAGAAGCATACAGGAGAATGTACCACGCAAAAGGGCCAGAGATAGCTAATGCATGGGCAGAAACAACGTGGGGCGTTACAAACCTTACTAATGATATGTACAGGAATGAGGTGTATATACAACAGAAGATAAACGGGCTGTATAATGCTATGCCGAAGAATCTCTGGGATGCTCTAAAGCAAGAATGGGATAAATTCTTTGGCCCGAATGGCGAAGGCTTCATAGGTCTTTTAAAGGCTGCGATTGTTGACCCGATTATGAATGTGGTCAAAACTGTTCATGATTGGGGCTTTGACTTAGTAACCAATTTCGGCAACGGACTAAAGAAGTCATGGGAAGGTGTCAAGAACTGGTTTACAGGCGCCATAACTGGTGCCGTAGACGGCGTTAAAAGGCTGCTTGGAATAAATAGCCCATCAAAAGTTTTTGAAGACATCGGCTATCAAATGATGGCCGGTCTTGATGAGGGCATACAAAGTTATAGCTATGGATGGTCTTGGGAAAACGAAGCCGAGGATATAGGTGATGGAATAGCAGCTGGAATAGAGACTCCCATCGAAAACACTGTACCAAAAATATCCGCCAATCTCAAACTATTGAAAACACTGTGGGAAAGATTGCTAAATGGCGTAAATGTTGATAATGGAGAATTTGAGGTTGCAATAGGGGCATTCTTCAATAACTTGATAGAATTAGGGAAAAAACTGCGTCCTCAAATATTTGAAATTTTAAAAGGCATCGAGAACCTTATAATCACAATACTACCAGATATAGGGAATCAAGCCCGCAATATAATAGATTTCATTGTGAGGGCTATTCTTGATTCTGCTTTAAACTGGGGACGTGATTTGATTATGAATTTTCTCAACGGGATGAAACAGGCATGGGAAAACGCCAAGGCATGGTTCACGGATAATGTGCTTGGTTGGTTGCGAGAGCGGATTCATTTCTCTGAACCTGACAAGGGGCCGCTATCCGATTTCCATACCTATGCACCCGACATGATGCGCACGTTCGCGCAGGGTATCAGGGACAATGCGCATCTTGTAACAAGGGCGGCAGAGGACAGTTTTAATCTTAGACCGTACATAACTGGCGGTTCGGCTGGGCATGAGTTCACCGTCCCGAGAGGTGGCGGCGCGTCATCCGTACAAGCGGCGACCATGGAGGTTGACCGTGCTGTGTTCGCACGGCTGATCTTCAAGCTGTACAACGAGGAAGCCGGACGGGTAGGCGTAAATCTGGTGGGGGTGAATATCTGATGTTCAGCATAGACGGAATCACATGGAACATCCCCTGTTCTATTGAGCGCGAAGCAGCAATCACCGCCAGTGACATCAGTGGCCCGATGCTGGACAGGTCGTATTTCAATGACGTTCTGGGCACGTACATGAGCTACACCGTCAGAATAGCTGTACCTCTGGACATGATGGACGAGTACGCCCAGATATATGAAGCCCTGACGAACCCGGTAGATGGACACCTGTTCGTGCTGCCGTACAACAATAGCACCATTGAGATCACTGCGAGGGTGTCCACCGTATCGGATGTGTACGTGCGGCTGGCAGGAGGACAGGTTTACTGGAAGGGTATCGAGTTCACTTGTGTGGCAAACCACCCCACCAAAGCCATGACCTTGGGCGAGATGGTGGTAAATGGTCGTGCTCCGCTGCCGGATGTATCCAATCCAGACATAGGAGATTCATACACCTATACCAGCGGCGGCTGGGTGCCGTCACCGACCTACGAGGACGCAGACAGTATTTACTATTAGGAGGGGCTTATGTACATCAAGGTTTATGAAGTACCGAGTGGGCTACCAGTGCTGATCGGTACATATACCGAGGTCACAAACCTGTCATATGCCCCTTCCGCTGATCTCGCTGGCGCGTCCATCCCGATAAACGAATTTCAGATTGACATACACACCGATGACACAATAGCCATAGGAACCTATGCCGAACTCTACGATGATCTTGATAATTTGTGGGCGAAATACTGGATTGTATATGCGGAACACATAGACCTGACAACGTTGAGGGTGAGGGCGCAATCCGAGATCGGCATACTGGACAAGAT